ACGATTGGTTCGTGTGCTGGTTTGAGTGCTGTTCCCCAACCTTCCCAATCACTATTACCTTTTGTTATATTGATTTTATATGTTCCTTCACCTTTATCACTAATACTATTCAATAAGTTTCCACCTCTAATATCGGTAGAGGTTTGTTGACCTACTACCTCTCTTTCATTACCTTCAATCTTGTCTATTGCTTTACCGATGTTATGTGATTTAGGAAACCCTGAACCATATACCCACATAATTTGGTCTCTAATCTCAAACCCTGCATCTTCTATTCTAACAGCCATTCTATGATAGGTTCTTGAACCAGCAAATGATAATAGATGTCCTCCTGGTTTTAATACTCTCAAACATTCAGTCCATATATCAACACTTGGAACATCATAGTCCCACTTCTTTCCCATAAACTCTAATCCATAAGGTGGGTCTGTTATCACAGCATCTATTGAGTTTTCTGGTATTGTCTTGAGGACTTCTAAACAATCCCCTAATCGTAGGTCTATTTTCATATCTTCCATTTGATTTTAATTACTTTTGGTATTTTTTATTGATGTATTAATTAAAAATAATACCAATTCCCTATAAATAAATATGGGGTAATCGTAAAAAAATTACAACTACCCCAAAACTGAATATGAAATCCAAACCACCCTATCATGTTTCAGGTATAAAAACACCCGAATTACTGGCTATTTTGTTCTGAAATTAAATACTGATATCTCTTTTCTAGGTTTTTACAGATGTTATGAAAACATTTTCCACAACCAGGAGACTTTTTTTGTTTAAGTTCTCTATTATAAAAACCATATATGTAATTCATTTCTTCACTTGAGAGACCATACTTTTTTATCAAGCTCATTATTCTATCCCACTCTTCTCTTGTTGATAATCCAAATGATAATTGAACTTCTTTTTCTTTATCACATTCTTCACAATCTTTTTCTTTATCTGTGAATAATAACTCTTCGTTCAAGTTCTGTTCTGTTTGCATTGGTTGTGTCTGCTCCGTACTCATAATTCCATCTTTTTTTGTTTTTTATTTTTGTGATATGACCTCTGGTAACACCGAACATTTGTGCTATTTCTCTATGAAATAGGGTTGTATTTTCTATCAGGTCTTTGATTGCTTCTACATCATTTTTATCTAACTTAATCATCTGTTATCCCATTTATTTTTTATCCACGATTTCATTTCTTTAATCGTTGCTCTTATTGAATATCTTGGTATGCTAGTTTTCTTATGTATTGGTTCGATTCTTTTGTGTTCCATATACAACTTAAAAAGTCCTATGTTATACCAATTTGAGGGGTTTGTTTTTAGTTCGTTATCAAGTACAGCATTTAACCACTCCAAACTTGGTCTATCTTGATATTCTTCATCTACCATTTCAGGTATTTCTACTACCTCACTACTGAATTTCTTATATGTTTTTTGGAACTTTGAGTTATTCGAGTAGAACTGATTTGTTATGGTTCTTGTTAAGAAATACATTTGTTCCTGTTCTGTCTGCAAGTTATTCCACTTCTCGTTTGTACTTAATTGAATAAGAACATCGTGTAGAAGGTCAATGTACCTCTCGTCCCCTTTGGTTATCCGTTTTGCTAATTCTTTGTATTGTTTGTATCGTTGTTCCAACATAAGTGATTCCAACTCCCTCTCTTGAAAGTTGTATATAGATAATTCGGAGGTATGCTATACTCTATTGATAGTTTCCAAACTGACTTTGTCTTGTTTTGGTATGCTGTGAGTATTTCCCTTTTCTTATTATCATCAAGGTTATATTTGTTTTTTACCTTTCTATAAATATGCTTCTTGGAACAATTCTCTTGGTTGCTTATACATTCAAGATTGTTTATGTTGTTGTTGGTAGGGTCTCCATCAATATGATTTATTGTTTGAGGACATTCACCATCATTGAATGCTGCCCATACCATTCTTGATACCTTCTTGGTATATGCTTTATTCTTGTATGATATTGATACCCTTTGGTAGTCTCTATTCACATCAACCAAATATTGTGGTAATAACTTGTCCTTTTTGATGTTCTTTATTCTCCCGAGATTGGATGCTGCATAAGTTGGGAACATTGGTATCTGTTTCCACACTTCTTGTTCGTTATTCATTCTCAAATAATTTTTGTAAGTAATCGTCAATCTTTCCAAGAGTGTCGTTTATGTCTTTGGTATTAACGAATATACAGTAATCCACGAGGACATTAGATATCCTTACCATCTCCTTTAACTTGAGTGGTTTGTTGATTTGTTTGCTATAGTCCTGAACGAACTTAAGCATTGATTGCGATACGATGATACGCTGAGTGTCTTGTTGTTTCTTTTCCATTATTCTTTTTTTTGTTTATTAGCAATATTGATAATCTGTTTCCATAGCTTCTTTCTCAAGAAGGTATTCTTCCATTCTGTTTTCCTGAATCTTTGATTGGTAGTAATCCCAATTTAGAGCGTCAACTTGTTCTTCTGTTAGTAAGTCAAACTCTTCGTCTGTGATGTAGTAAGTTTTCATGTTAGTCTTTTTATAATATAAATATAACCCAACCTATACAAAAGTCAACTTCGACAATAAAAAAAAGCAAAAAAATTTTATATCATAGCAGACATCATCTCACCATCTGGTGAACTCTTATCTACTTTGGTAATATAAATGTTTTCGAGAGTGGATAGGAAATCATCCATCTTACTTTGATACTCTTCTTCTGTAAGGGTATAGACATCCCTATCAGGGGTAGTCATCTTCATTTGTGCTACTTGAAGGAAGATATGTCCTATTGTTTCACCGAATTCCATTTTCAGTTTCTTATAACACTGTATCATGAAATAATCATATTCCAAAGGTTCAAGAAACATATTGGTTAATTCCTTACCAATAAACTCTATTGGAAACTTATAGGTAGGGTTATCTTGAATAACGCTTTCTAACAGGGGTGATATGGCTTGCTTCTCATGATTCATAAAAAAAGAGGGGAGGAAAAAAAAAGACTGTTTGTAATAATGGAAGCACTAATAGAATAGCAAACCTCCCCTCTATATCTTTAGATAAACTCAAAATCGCTGACTTCGTTTTCAGCATTGAGTTTATACTTAATCTCGTATCCCGCTAAACCTTCTGGTAAAGCTGTTTCTGTTTCAACGAGTAATGGCTCATCGATACCTTCTAAATGTAAGTTATAAAAGAACTTACCAGGTTTCATTTGATTGTATTTCTTCTCAACCTTGATTAACTTACAATCCAAAATCTTATGTGTCTTTTGCTTCATACTAATAAATATCAAAAAAGATTGAAAAAATCAATTTCTTCTTCTCTTTCTGATAATAAAAAGTGCTAAAAAGTATCCCAATAAGATTTGATATGGTAATAGTTCCATTTTTTTCGTTGAAGGGTGTAAAGTTTTTTCATACCCTCCTTAAATTTTTTTACTCTTACTATACTATATTACTATTAATATTAAATAACTTATAGTAAGATGTTATAGTAAGTGTGAAGTTTTTTAACCCCCCCCATTAAGTTTTTTAAGGGGGGTATCAATACTCAAGCTCAACAAAAATATCGAGTTTTTCTAAATTAATGTAGTATCTATTTCTTGTTTGGTTGTCCCTTAACTTCTCTTCAACAACTACCATTATTTCTAAATCTGCTAATTGTTTTTCAACTTGTCTTTGGGTATAAGGACTTATACCAACTTTTTCTGTAATATCTGCTCTATAGAGAAATAAACCATCTTCTTCAACGGAATCGATTTGATTGGATTGTTCCAAGAAATCTGCTCTATCAAGAATGAATGTTAGGAAACAAGCAGCATTTGGGCCTAACTTTTTTAACATAATAGCATTGAGCATTATGAACTTGTTTCTTCCAAGTATCTTTTGTATAACCGAATTGTTTTTGTATTGTTTGGTTTGTTGGAGAACCTCCCCTAAATTTTTTTGTGGCATAGTCTTTTTTAATTAAATATACCCAACATCCACAAAAAATCAAATCAATCCCAAATCTTTGGGTGAAAATTGAATAGATTTTTCTTGAGTTCTTTTCTTTGGAGTTAAATTGTATTTCTCACAGAACTGTTCATGTATTGTTTTGGTCTCTGATAACTCATAACCAATAGATTTCAGGAACATATAGGTATCAATCCAATCCTCTTCTTTGGTTGCAAATAAGGATAAATTAGAATATTTCCCTGTCGGTTTTGGTTTCCTTACACCCTTATAAACTTTAATACCATCTTTCTTACAGGTCTTACATCTGGCATAATAACCATCTTTACAGGTCTTACAGGTATAGAACCATTTAATCTTCAACACCTTATTGCAGGCACCACATAGTTTTGTTTCTAACGACATAAATTAAAAGTAAGGGTAATATACCAAAATGAAAAGATAATTGAAATTTGGGGTGTTTCTGCTCGTCTAATGGGATTTTAGGACTATCTCCAACCCTTAGCTAAAGAAGCAATGTATCTTTGCTGATATTGAGAATAACAGAAACCTGCTCTAATACCTCTGTCCTTCTTTTTTTCTCTAACCATATCATCAGTCATACAACGAGACATGAACTCATTCAAAGTTTCTTTAGCGTTAGGTGAATACTCAAACTTCTTTCTACCGAACTCTTCACTCATTCCAACTACACCACCTTGTTGAGCATCATTCTCTTTTGGTTTGGAACATGCTTGTTTAGCATATTTTTCTGTATAACCAGCTGACTGATGTCTTTCCATACAATCAGTTGTAGGTAAGGTAGCAAAGTCCTCACTCTCTTTTGTTGCATAATTGAATGCTTGGTCTTCAATAAGTTTTTCTTCGTCTATTGTGTCTGTAATGTCTTCAGTAGCCATACTTTCTTTATCCCACTTGGAATAACATATAGCAGCTGCTTGGCTTTGCTCATAACCAGCATTTATTTCTTCTCCAATACAACGGGAAATGAATTGGTCTTTTGTTTCGTCAGCTCTAGGATTTACTGGCATAAGTTATAGTTTTGATTTGAGTTTTTTATTTTCTTGATGTAATTCGTCTACCTTCTTCTCTAATTGTTGTATTTTAACATTTAACTCATGTATCTCTTGTTTCAAGTCATCTATGATGTTCTTGTAAAGGTTTACAGCTAACTCAAGATTCTTCAGAGTTTGATTGTCTGTTTCAGCTTGTTGTCTTTTACGACCAACAAACCAACCAGCAAAACCAGTTATAGCAGTAGATAAAAAAAGTAATATTGTTTCGTTCATAGTTAATCACAGTTTACACAAGCATCATATTCTGGTCCTTGATAGTATGGAAGGTTGCGATACCAATCATTTCTTCTTGGTGGTTTTCTCATACCTGGTCCAAAGTGAATACCTCCAAAATAAGTTTGAGATGTTGACGGCATACCATCTTTGTCGGTGTAGCTATAATACCAAGGATAATCACTTGGAAAAGCTTGTACTCTATCAAGTAATCTTTGAGCGTAGAAGTTATATCTACCCAACTCAATATCTCTCAAATAAGACATACCTTTAATGTCTATTGAGGTACCTTGTTCGGTATTACCAATCGTGATAGCCTTATTCATCTTACGAGCAAAAACCTCAGGCATTGCCTCGAAATAAGCTCTATGAATTAGGTAAGGAGCGATATAATCATTCAACATAATACTATCTGCTTGAGACATTGTCCCTCCTGATAATTGAACTGACTTTACAAGGTTCATATAGTAGTCATAACCCTTTGTTCCGATTAGGGTTTGTAGACCTAACTCTTGTGCCATATAAATGGTACTAGTCAATAAAGCCATGTCTATATTTTGGTTCAGCGTACTGAATGCTTTCAATTTCGTTTCGCTGATAAGTAATACTGTGCTCATTCGTTATATTCCTTCTTTAATATCTACCTTTGATTGAACTTCGTCAGGTAAGATTTTATTCTGTTCTATCCCCAAGTTGATAGTTTGTTTATCTCTCAAGAATAAGAGCTTTTCAAAGGTCTTTAACATCTCTTCTTGTATTGGGATAATTCTTGTTTGTAAGAATAGATTATAAGCATCTAACATTTCAGTTCTACCTCCGAGTTGTCCTTCGGTTTTGATACCCAATAACATTGGTGAACTTATACCCCAAGATGTAAGAATAGTTTGGTCGATTTGTGGAGCCATATTCGAATACCAAGCATCACTAGCATTATTTGGAATTGGTGCTATGATTGGAGCTGTTTCAGGGTTTTCACTGAAGAACAAGAAAATTTTACCCCCGTTATTTGTGGAGGTGTACTTGGCTTCGAGCTGTCTCATGATGATATCCATTTCTTCTTCAGATGGAGTACCATTCGTAAATGAAACCGACATGCTTGGCATCATTGAATTTTGAGTGTTATTCAAATGGAAGTTTCTAATCTCAATATCAAGTTGAGCAGTTACCAGTGAAGCAATCCAATCACAAGGTGGATAATAAGACATCATTGGAGTGTATCTCTTCACATAATAGATTTGTGATGGACTATCATCACTCGTCATATTGAATGCTGGTATCTCTGCTGGTTTCCACTTCTGTGGGTTGATTTGAGTTCCTCTCCAATCTACGGAGTAGTAGTAGGTTCCAACATTACCAAACATATCTTCTTTACCTGCTCTCAATTTTGAGAAGTCAGTGTGATAGATTTCAGCTATACCCCCATCATTTGATTTAACGATGTTTAGAGCAAATCCACCGAAGATAATTCGGTCAGCAACACACTTTTCATAAACCTCATATAAAGTTTCTGAACGGTTAGCCATACCAATTCTATTAGGGTCTCCTTCCTTAACAATAAGGTTTTTACCTTTAACACCATACATTGTAGCGTTAGCACAAGCACGAGTTATTGGTGAGTATTGATAGACTGTGAGAAGGTGGTTTGGAAACTGATTGTCGTCTCCATAGAACACCCAAGGCTTGTTTTTGATTACCTCTTGGTATTGTGGTACATAAGCAGCATTAAAATCGTGAATATGTAGTCCTATTTTGTTTTTGTCGTTCATTACTAATAAATATCAGTTTTTTTCATTTTATCCATATCTAACAACTTGTGAATGTTCCACCAACTATTTTTTGATTCACAATCTGTTGTCTTTGTGGATTTGATGATGGTGGGTCTATGTAATTAGCAATCCACATATCAGGTAAAGGTATTGTAAATGCTGCATCTAACCACCAAGTATTACTTGTATTAACACAAGGGAAACAATTTAAACCCGCACTAAAACAACCAAAAATACACTGACTATCATTAGGCATGTTAGCATAAACAGTAAATGTTATACCTGATGAAAGGTTATTACAAGCATCATTTGCTGTTGAACCACTACCAACTACAAATGCATTAAACGGTAATAGAGGTGTCGATGGTGTTGGGGTCATCGTAGGAGTTATTGAAGGGGTATTGGTTGGTGTGGTTGTATTGGTAGGTGTGATAGATGGGGTATTAGTTGGAGTGGTTGTATTGGTTGGGGTTATCGTAGGAGTTATAAGTTGAGTCGATGTAGGTGTGGGACTCGGTGTAGGTGATGGGTAGATACAAGCTTCCTCTTCTTCACTAACATAGATAACTTGTGAGAAGTCCTCATCATTAGAAATATAAGGTTCAAAGAAACATTCTTGGGTATTATCATCACCCACAATTACCCATGCTCTACCACTTTCTAATTTATTATATGCTAAGTTAATATCAGTAGAACCAGATGTGATATTCTCGTAAATTGCATAGTAATACTGACCTATATATTCAAAAAACACCTGTGGAGGTGTAGTAGAAAGGTTTGTTATTTGTGATTCAACAAATCTAAACTTATCATAACGAACATTACTCGTTATAACTTGTGGATAAAAACTAACCCTTTCTTTTGATGCTATATGTTGGAATGAAAATAGATAATAAGGGTTCGGTAGTGTCTTATTCATAGACACCGTAGCAATCATATTATTGGTCTGTGATTTCCTTATTATTAACATCTTCGCTTATTATATAGTGGGCATCAAGTTTATCGTCTATTAAAACAAATAGAATATTCATATCTACGGTTCTGTTGGATAATCTACTAAAGGTAATGATTTAATCCATTCGTGTTGGGTATAAATTGAGGTATTGATTTCATCTTCAGAGATAAACCACTCTAAATTAATATCCTGTATTGGATTGAAATAAACATCAGGACAAACCAATTCTCCAATCAAGCTATCCTTCTGTGGTACCGTTAATATTGCTATTTTACCCATTCTAATATGTATTTCTTCCAAGTGATGCTTGGAATGTGTTTATTATAGACGCTAAGGTTGATTGTTGTGCCTCACTCAATCCAAATCCAACTGTTATAAATCTATATTGGTTTCCGTAGTATTGGTCTACACTTCCAGCGTTATTCAACGCTCCGATAAACAATTCTTGGTTCGTTGTACCAGTAGCTGCTCCTGAATTAGTTAGAACAACACTACCATTTCTGTAAAGGTTTTGGAAACTTGTACCTGTTGTGGTAATTAGATTCAATCCACTTGTTGTAGCTGATGTTGTGCTAACAATACCAGCTGTATCCAATCCATAATAGTAATAGTGATTATTATCACCACCATTTGATATTAAGAAGTTTGCTGAACCTTCAGCATAACCCAAATATGTTTTTGAGTTGATTGCTGTGTTATCTCTCATATAGACAGACAGGTGGTTATCGTTTGGTGTGATTGTATTTCCTGATAGATATGTGTTAGCATATCCGTTATCACCGTTTGAAGTAGCACCTGAAGCATCGAAAGTCCATCCTCCGTTAAAAGCTAATCTATATGCTGCATTGGTATCTAATGGGTTCATAGCATTAAACTTACAACCACTTGAATTACCACCAAGTAATGGATACATAGCAATCAATTTACTATTCAATCCATTAGACCATATACTTGTGAATAAGGTACGAGTAGCTGCTGATACTGTTGAGGTTATACCCGTTCCACCAGCATTTACAACAGCTGTTAGGTAAGCGTTTGCTTCAGCTCCACCACCAGGTATGGTTGCTGTCGGGGTGGGAGTCGGAGTCGGAACAGGTGATGCCCATTCGTCATATCTCCACTTGTCTCTTAAATATAGTTCAACAGCTTCTTGTTGTGCTGAAGTCAATTCAGAGTTATAGACCATCATTTCGGCTAATTCAATGTTGTTGTTGATACTAAATAATTGTTGGGTAGTATTTGTTGTACAACCAAGATTAAATGCATTCCATCTTGGACTTACTGTTGTTCCTGTAAATAATAGTGTTCCTGTTCCACCCGATTGGTTCAATTCCCAACTACCATAACCTGGATTAGCAGGTAAAACAACTTTCATCAAATACTTACCATTCAGGTTTGTTGCTGAAAAAGGAGCAGGTATTGAAACTGATTGTGCTGAACTTTGTGGATAAACATTTGTATTACCGATATTTGTTGCTATTGATGCAAATTGTAATCTATCCAATGTATCTGTACCACTCTGAACCAATGTTCCATTCGTATTACCTGAATATAATTGATTTATGAATGCAGGTGAACCAGCTGGTTGAGACCAAACCATAAAGATTGTTGAACCAGTATGTGTTAAGGTTGGTCTATCAAAAGC